GAGATCAACACCCGCATCAAGTACTTAACGCGTGCAGCCAAGGTTGTGGGCGTCTACGACAAAGCGGCCGGCGACTCTGTGGGTCGCATGTTCCAGCAGGCCGCTGAAAACCAGCTCATCCCGGTCGATAACTGGGCTATGTTTGCTGAGTCGGGTGGTGTGAAGGGCAAAGTCGACTGGGTGCCTCTGGATCAGATCACCAAGGCGATCGAGCACCTGCGCGTCTACCGCCAGGACAAGGTCCAGCAGATCTACGAGGTGCTTGGCATCTCCGACATCATGCGCGGCGCCTCAAAAGCAAGTGAGACCGCCGCTGCCCAGCAGATCAAGGCCTCGTTTGGCTCAACGCGCTTGCAACTGAAGCAGTTCTTCGTTGCGCAGTTCATCCAGACGGCGTTGCAGATCAAAGCTGAAATCATCATGAAGCACTTCACGCCTGAGACGATTCTCATGCGCTCGAATGTGCAGTTCAGCCCCGATAAAGCGCTTGCACCGCAGGCCGTTCAGCTCCTGAAGGAGCCGATCGCCAACCGCTACCGCGTTGTCGTCCAGTCTGACTCGATGGCGGCAATCGATTGGCAAGCCGAGCGCGAAACCCGCATGGAATTCTTGAACGGCTTAGGCGCCTTTATCAATGCGTCCATGCCAATGGCTCAGGCAATGCCCGGATCCGCGCCCTTCCTCTTGCGCATGATCCAGTGGGGCATGTCGTCCTTCAAGGGAAGCCAGCAGATCGAGGGGATCTTGGATCAGGCAATCATGGCGCTCGAGCAAAAGAGCAAAGAGCCGCCCCCGCCGCCAAGCCCCGAGCAGATGGCCGAGGTCGAAGAGACGCGCTCTGCCGCAATGGAAAAACGCGCAGGTGCCGTCAAGGACCTGGCCGATGCGATGGAGAAGATGGCAATGGTCGGTATGCCATTGCCAATCCCGCTCGAGACAATCGTCGACGGAGGCCTCATGGGCGCCGGTGGCGAGACCGTTCAGCAGCTCATGGGCAAGCTCGAGCAGCTTGCGATGGGTGTCGCCGCGCCAAAACGCGTCGTGCGCGATCAAATTGGCAAGGTCATAGGTGTGGAGCCAGTGCAGGGTCAAACGCCTCCCCAAGGCGCTCCTATGCAGCCAGCGGCACCGATTCAACAGCCTTCACCCGTTAACCAGCTGTCCCAGAGGATTGATCAGCTGGCCGCGATGATGTCTGCGCCCAAGAAAGTAGTACGAGATCAACAAGGCAAGGTGGTGGGTGTAGCACCGGCATTGAATCAGATGCCCGCCCAGGGCATGCCGCCCCAGGCGCCGATGCCACAAACCCAATAAACCGATAGGAGTTCCTAATGCCCGATTACTCAACCACAATTCGCAACGCACGGATGGAGGTCGTAAACACTGCCGCATCTGGCGGCAAGCTCGCCTTTTATACCGGGCCAAAACCAGCGCCAGGCGGTGCTGTCACGACAAAACTTGCAGAGTTCAGCTTGGCGAGTCCCGCAGGTGTCGTGGCCAATGCAGAGTGGACGTTTACCGATCCGACTGACACCAATGCAATTGCAGACGGTGCTGTGCAGTGGGCGCGTATCACTGGCAGCGGTGGCGCGTTTGTTGCCGACTTTACGGTCTCAAACCTATCTGGCTCTGGCGAGATCAAGGTCACCGATGTCAACCTCCTGGTTGGCATGGTGCTTGACCTGACCTCCCTGACGATTACAGAAGGCAACCCATGACCACAACGGCTCGCTGGGACACTGGTGTCTTTGGCGACAGCCGCTGGGACACTATTGTCGAGCAAGTCTCCGGTGCAATCACTGAGGCGCCAGACAATGCTAATGGCCTAGTGGTCCAGGTCATTTCTGCGAGCGGCGCAATCACCGAGTTACCAGATACTGCGATTGGCTACCTAGAAGTGCCTGGCGCCGTCTACGGCGACATCACAGAAAACCCAGATGTCGTGTATGGACGGGTGCAGGTTAAGTACGCCTACCGTGGTGGGTGGGCTCCTCAATTCCACTACCGACGCGAATGGGAGCCAGAGCCAGAAGCCCCAGCCGAGGAGCTCAAAATTGAAGTCGAGCTTGAGCCTGAGTTCATCCCGCAGCCTTTGCCGATCGATCCGACGGTGGCCAGGATGATCGAAATCATGATGCGCGGCCCACAAGTGATCTCGACCGACGATGATGACCTCGAGTCAATCCTCATGAACCTATAAGCAGGAGAACGCTTTGAAAAAAGAAATGGAATTACCGGCAACACAGAACGCAATGCAAGCGGCTCTCATCAAGGCCTTGCGCGACCCGGCCAAGCTTGGGCGCTTCGTTCAGCAAGAGATTGAGGAAGAGGGCGGTGAGATGGGTGAGTACCACCCTGGTGTCATGCCCAAGGCCATGAGCAAGAAAGGCCCGCCCGAAGCCAAAGAAGAGAAGATGGAAGGCAAGAAGAAATGAAGCGCCGCTACATCCAGGACAAAAACACGTTGGAGCTCATCGAAGTGACCGACGACTTTGTGCCTGACAGTCGTGTTGGTGATTCAGCATTGTGGGGCGATTCTCACTATGCCAACACGACCGGCCCGAACGGTGAAGACCTCTCGAGCCGAGCCAAGCACAGAGCCTATTTAAAGGCCACGGGCTTGGCGACCACAGATGACTTCAAAGGCGATTGGGCTCGAGCCAAAGAAGCACGCGAGAACTATCACCGCAGTGGCGGCACGGTGTCTCGAGACGATGTGCAGCGAGCTATTGCGAGATTGAAAGGTTATTAAGCAGTCAACTACAAAAAGGAAAATCCTATGGAAAACACCACCTCATTACGCGAGAGCTTAGAAGAAGCGATGGGCACGGCAGAAGAGCCCACGCAAACAGACTCGCAGCAAGAAGCCTCCGCTGCACCCGAACCGTCCCAAACGGTGAGCAGTGATCCTGAGCCGGCAGCGGCCCAGGAGAGCGAGACAGCGGCGCCCGAGGGGGAAGCTCCTCGGGAAGGTCGCGAACGCGACGCCACAGGGAAGTTCGCCAAAAAGGAAGAGGAGGGCGTCCAGCCTGGTCCGAAGTCCGAGCCCAAAGTTCAACGCGAGGAGCGTGCTCCTCAGTCCTGGAAGCCTGAGACGCGCCAGCACTGGCAGACGTTGCCGGCAGAGGTGCGCAGCGAGATTGCTCGACGCGAGGGTGAGTTCACCCGTGTGATGCAAGAGACGGCAGAGTCACGCAAACTGGCCGAAGCCTTTCAGCGCACTGTCGCCCCCTACGAGCATTTCATCAAGGCAGAAAACAGCAACGCCTTTCAGGCCATCGACAACCTGATGGCCACAGCGGCCAGGCTGCGCACGGGCACAGCGCCTGAGCTTGCCACGCTAGTGAGCCAGCTGATCAACCAATACGGCGTTGGCCGCTTTGGCAAAGGCTTCATCGAGACGCTGGACCAGGCGCTTGTTGGCCAGGCTCCCCAGGAAGATCCCCGCGAGACGATGCTGCGACAGAAGCTTGAGCAAGAGATTGCTCCGGTTAAGCAGTTCATGAACCAGTTCCAGCAAATGCAGCAAATGCAGCAAGAGCAGATGCAAAGCAAGGCCGGCAATGATGTCCAGAGCTTTTTGGCAAATCATGAATTTGGCATGGACGTCAAAGACGACATGGCCGACTTGATCGAAATGGCTCACAAACGTGGCCGAGAAATCTCTTTGGATGAAGCTTATGAGAAGGCTTGTAGATCGCACCCCTCAATCGGCAAGATCCTCGCCAACCGAGACAAAGCCAGTCAAGTTCAGAGCACCAACCAGGTTGCACAACGAGCCCGAGCCGCTTCAGTCAGCGTCTCAGGAGCTCCGTCTGGTGGGGCTTCTGGAAATAGCGCGGCAGATCTTCGGACGGCGTTAGAGAGCGCCTGGTCACAAGCAGGACGTTAAGCAAAGCGAGGGAGTAATTCCCTCGCGTTGTCACTGTCTGAGCGTGATGTTAAAACGTCAATAAGCACTGATGCGAACCTACGGGCCATCCACAGTGATGCAGTGAGTAGTAAGCGGTTGTCGGCAGTGAGCCACCGCAACGCAGGACTCCATAGAGCCACCAGCGACGGACTCCAGAGAAAGACAGCCAAAGAGACCGGGCGTTTGCCCACACCTTTTTGTCTAATTTTCATTAGGAGTTCCAATCATGGCATTTGCCAATCCTTCGGTTAGCGACATCGTCGCAACCACCATTCAGTCCCGTTCGCGTCAAATCGCTGACAACGTCACCAAGAACAACGCCATCCTTCAGCGCCTGAATCAGCGCGGCAAGGTTCGCACGTTCTCTGGCGGTAACGTCATCCTCGAAGAACTCTCATTTGCTGAGAACCCAAACGCTGGCTTTTACAGCGGATACGACCTGCTGCCCGTTGCTGCTGCTGACGTTATCAGCGCAGCCGAGTACCAGATCAAGCAGTTCGCAGTGCCTGTCGTAATCAGCGGCCTCGAGCAGCTGCAAAACGCTGGCCGCGAGCAGATGATCGACTTGATGGAAGCACGCATCAACGTCGCTGAAAGCACGATGGCTAACCAGCTATCGACCTCGATCTACTCCGACGGCACTGGCGACGGTGGCAAGGAAGTGACCGGACTCGACGCTGCTGTGGCCACCGATCCTTCGAGTGGCACATACGGTGGAATCGATCGCGCTACTTGGGCCTTCTGGCGCAACTACGCTTTCGACGCAAACGTCGATGGCGGCGCAGCAATCTCGTCGTCCAACATTCAGACATACATGAACGCAGTCTGGGCCAACCTGGTCCGTGGCAGCGATCGTCCTGACCTGATCGTTATGGACAACGCAATGTGGGCCTACTACATGGGCTCCTTGCAGCCACAGCAGCGCTTCACTGATCCTGCTCAGGCAAACCTTGGCTTCCCCTCGATTAAGTTCATGGACGCTGACGTTGTGCTCGACGGCGGTATCGGCGGCGCATGTCCGACAAAGACGGCGTTCTTCCTGAACACCAAGTACATCTCTTGGCGTCCTCACCGTGACCGCAACATGGTTCCGCTGTCACCTGATCGCCGCTACTCCATCAACCAGGACGCCGAGGTTCAAATTTTAGCGTGGGCGGGCAATCTCTGTTGTTCTGGAGCGCAGTTCCAGGGTCGCTTGTTTGACACATCGGCTTAATAAATAGCTCTCCGAGGTGGTGAGCATCCTTAGCACAGCCCGCTCCGTTCATTCGTAGGGGCTGTGCGCTTTTTGGAGATACGAAATGGCAGCAACATTCTCAGCAGCACCAGCGGCCAAGGTCTACGACGCGACAGCATCGCAGGCAACTGGCGCGGTATCTACGGGCATTGGTTATCCAGCGCCCACAGCAGTGACGGGTAACACGATTGCAGACCAACGCATTGGTGGCACTGCATTCAACTTAACTGTAAACAAACCAGTAGTACCTCTGTAAGCAAAGGGGGTCTCGATACCCCCTTCTCTCTCTCATAAAAAGGAAAATCCATGATGAATACCACCCAGCGAGAAGTAAAGTTAGATGACCTTTTAAATGATCCGTTCAAGCAGCGCGGCAACGCGAGCTTTGGCGGCGTTCGCTCTGAAGACGACAGTCGATTCCAGAGCGACAACAAATTGCATGTGCGCTTCTACTCGAAGCCATCAATGAACGCGGCGAAGTCACGCGATGCGGGTCGCCCGATTCATGAGCAATTAGACTTCGTTGAAATCATGGTGCCAGGCGACAAGCACAGCATCGTGTCTCGCCGCGTGCGCGAACTAGACAAGCGCCGATTCTCCCGTCAATGGGCAGCGTATATCGCCGGCAAGGAAGATCAGCAATCTGGCACGCCTTTGACAGCGTTGCCCTTCATGTCGCCTGCCAAGGCCGAGGAATATCGCTTTTTCCACATCGTCACAGCAGAGCAGCTTGCGGGAGCCGCAGATGGCTCAGGCGCAGCTCAGGCGATCATGGGTTTCAACGGCGACAAGCAGAAGGCAAACGCCTATCTGCAAATGGCAGCTGGTAATGCTCCGATCTTGCAGATGCAGCAGGCGATCGAGGAGAAGGACAACCAGATCAACGCCATGATGGAACAGATGAATCAAATGAATGAGCGCTTGATGGAGCTTTCACAAAAGTCCAGCAAGAAAGCTGTGACAGCTGAGTAAAGGAAATTTGGATGCCAACTTATCAAACGCAAAACTACCTGACGCTTCAGACGATCATTCAGTCTGTCTGCAAGATGGTTGGCTATCCAGTTCCGGTTGACCCTGCTGGAAGCACGGACCCGGCCATTCAACAAATGGTCGAAGGTCTGAACATGGCCGCAGAAGACATGCTCAATCTCTACGGTTGGCAGCGTCTGTCCAAGCTCTACGAGATCGACATCGCGGCCGAGTACCCAGGTCAATTGGAGCGTGCATTCGAGCTGCCGCAGGACTTTTGGCAGTTTGTCGATCAGACACAATGGAACGTCGACACACGCCTCCCAGCGATCGGTCCGATCTCTCCTCAAGCCTGGCAGCAGCTGCGCATTCGTATGCCAAAGGTCGTACTGACCTTTCTCTGGCAGATCCGCGACAGCAAGCTCTGGATTCAGGCTCCCCCAGAAAGCTCGCAAAAGCTCTCGTTCTATTACCAGTCCAACGGCTGGTGCCAGGACGCTGACGATCCCACCGAGTTCAAGAACTACGCCAACAAGAACGGCGACACGATCTTGATGGATGGCTACTTGATGAAGCTTCTCACGCGAGTGAAATGGCTCGAGATGAAGGGCTTTGACTCTGCGGTGGCTATGCGTGACTTCCAGGTCAATTACGAGAACCGCAAGGGCAATGACGTTGGCGCTCAGGTGCTGAACATGGCCCAGACGCTGGCATTCCCGTATCTGAACGTCGCAACAAACGCCCCTGACACGGGCTACGGTGGAGTGGGTTACTGATGCCTCTTGTACCTCTCGCCATGTACAGGACGCCGCGTCGTGCGGCGCAATCTCGCAACCATCAGGTTGGTGCATTGCTCGCCCCTACAAAAGGGCTGAACTACCGCGACTCGTTTGTCACGCTAGATCCGAAAGATGCTGTCGTACTGAACAACTTCGTTGCGCGGCCTACTGGCGTGCAGCTGCGAGGTGGCTATCAAAAGCATGTGACGGGGCTTGGTGGTGCGGTGAACTCTTTGATGCCGTACTTGGCTCAGAACCCACTCGACAACAAGCTCTTTGCCGCTGTCGGCGCTGACATCTTTGATGTCACCAGCTCGGCAGCGTCTCCCTCGCCTGATGAAACGACGACATCGATCGACGGCGTCTGGAGCTCGTTGATGTTTTCTGGCGCTACACAGAACTATCTGTGCATTACCAGCCCGTCTGGCGGCTATTGGACATACGACGCAGCGAGCGGTTGGACTGACCGAGCTGCGGCAGTCACCGGGCTTACCGGCACATTCGGAGCTATTGCTGCGTGGAAGCGTCGTCTCTGGTTTGGCGCCAACGGCACTGCCAAGGTTTACTACCTGGAGCCCAATGCGCTACAAGGTGCGGCCACCGAGCTTGATCTTGGCCCTTTGATGCAGCGTGGCGGCTCAATTGTCGCGATGGTCAATTGGACGATGAACGCTGGCCTCGACATCGATGACTACTTGGTCTTCTTTGGCTCGCAGGGCGACGTCATCGTTTACCAGGGCACCGATCCTGATGATCCTGCTACCTTCGCTCTCAAAGGCATTTGGTACGTCGGACGCCCTCCCGTAGGTGATCGCTTCTACACAGAATACGGTGGCGAACTATTCATTCTGACCGAGCTGGGTCTATTGCCACTGTCAAAGATGGTGAACGGCCAGGTCGCCAACACTTACAACGTGCTGTCGGCTCCTATCGCTCCAGTGCTTTCGCCTCTTGTTTCGCGATTGATCAATCAGCCGATTTGGGAGCTTAACCTCATCGAGGACAACGACGTCCTGATGGTCAAAGTGCCGCGTGACTCGAGCAATTACACGCAGTACGTCATGTTCATCCAGACCGGCGCCTGGAGCACATTCACAGGCATACCGATCAACTGCGGCAAGACATTTAACGGTCAGCTGTACTTCGGAGACGAGGACGGCAACGTCCAGCTTGGCATGAGTGTCAAGCGCGACGGTATGGCCATTGATGGCACCGGTGGATCGTATGTTGTCGGCCAGTGCCAGGGCGGTTTCAACGCGTTTGGCGCACCGGCAAACCTGAAGATCTTCGGCATGGTTCGCCCGGTTCTGATCGGAGCAAACCCGCCGGCCGTTCAAGCACAAATGAACGTCGAGTACAACTTCAATCCGATCTATTCCTCACCAAGTTTTAACGCCACTGTCGGGGCAAATTGGGACGAGGGTGTATGGGATGAAGCTTCCTGGTCTGGTTCAATGAACACCTATGCCGCTTGGGTTGGCGTGCAGAACATGGGCTACTACGGCTCCCTGCGTCTGTCGGTGAAAGGCGACCCAGGGACGACCTATGTGTCGAGCAATGTGATGTACCAGATCGGCGGGGTGATGTGATGCTGGTTGGCGCACGCACCGACGCAGAACGAAGGACAGCGGCCGGCATCTTGTTCGAGAAGGCCGGCGTGCAGCCATGTGCGGATATGCAGTCGCTGGTGTGGGTCAATGATGATCAGCAGGTTGAATGGGTTGTCGGTTACACGGGCTTTGTTGGCAAAACTTGTCAGATGCACGTTGTGAATTTAGTAACGCGCAGAACTCCTCGCAAGCTTTTGTGGGCTGCGTTCGACTATCCATTCAACCAGCTTGATCTGCAAACGGTGCTTGGCATCGTTAACAGCAAGAACGAACAGGCGATGAAGTTTGATCGCCATTTGGGTTTTAAAGAGCTTTTGCGACTCGAAGGGCAGCATGAAAACGGCGGCGATCTAGTCGTCTTCGCAATGGACAAAGACGAGTGCCGTTGGATACAGGAGATTGAGCATGAAGAAAGAATGGTCGCGTAGAGAGCTCTACGCTCACGGCGAACCCTTTGGTGACTGCGCTACCCAGCGAAAGCTCGGCGGCGGCTACATCTGCGGCGGTGGTGGCAAAGGTTCAGCGCCCCCAGCTCCTGACTATACGGCTGCAGCTGAGAAGCAAGGGCAGTCCTCGCTTGAGGCCATTCGAGCTCAGACAGCGGCCAACCGACCCAATCAGTACACGCCCTGGGGAAGCCAGACCTGGACGAACAACAAGACGTTCGACCAGGCTGGATATGACAAGGCGCTTGCTGACTACAACGCGTCCTACAAGCCAGCAACGGATGGCAACTGGGAGTATGGCGGCGGTGGGGATGCCGGTGCTACATCGATCTGGAGACCGGGCACCGAGGGCTCCTACGGCATGGCAATGCCCGATCGCAGCAAATTTGAGGGCCAGGACAATTGGACACAGACCACGACTCTGAATCCCGAAGCGCAACGAGCGCTTGATTCTCAGATCGCACTCCAGGGCGACAGAAGCGAGCTTGCACGCAGCTTTATGGATCGTGTCAGTGGTGACATGTCCAAGCCGTTTGATTGGTCAGGACTACCAGACAAGGGGAAATCGCTAGAAGCCACGCAGTTTGATCGCGTTGGCGCCGCTCCACGCCTGCAAACTGACCTCGATATGTCAGCGAATCCTGCGGAGCGCATGCGCATTGAGAACGCATTGTTTGACCGTATGCGTCCAATCCATGAGCAGCAAAACTCTGCGCTTGAGACAAAGCTCATCAACCAGGGTCTGACGCCTGGCTCTGAGGCTTACAACCGCGCATTCCAGCGCCAAGGTGATCAGCAGTCACGCGAGCGCTTCAACGCGCTGGAGATGGGCGGCAATGAGATGCAGCGCCTGCTCAATATGCAGATTCAGGAGGGGCAGTTTGAGAACACTGCCAAACAGAATCAGCAGGGCATGGACATCAACACGACGGGGTTCAATAACAACGTCTCGAAGGATCGATTTGGTCAAGATATGACCATCTCCGAGTATCAGAACAAGCTGCGCCAGCAAGCCATCTCTGAGCAGATGATGCAGCGCCAGATGTCTCTTAACGAGATGAACGCGCTCTTAAGCGGGCAGCAGGTGCAGATGCCAAACATGCCGCAATTCAACGGCGCGGCAGCTGCACAGCCAACACAGTACCTGCCAGCGGCACAGCTGCAAGGCCAGGCACAGCTTGACGCCTACAACGCGCAGCAAATGGGTGCAAACAGCTTCACCAATGGATTGTTTGGTCTTGGTGGCTCACTAGGTGCGGCATCGATCTTCAAGTTCTCTGACTCGAGATTGAAGACGATCATCAAGCGCGTCGGTGAAGCTCAAGGCATCCCGCTTTACTTGTTTAAGTACCTTGGCAGCAGCACCGAGCACATCGGGCCTATCGCCCAGGAAGTTCAAAAGGTCCGTCCTGACCTGGTCAAGCGCCATCAGAACGGTTACCTGATGGTCAATTACAAATTACTGATGGAGGCTTGATATGGCTGGTGTACCAATGAATTCTTACTTAACACCCGAGCAGGCCGCAATGTTGGCTGGCATCGAGGATCCCAACGAGCGCATGAACACGATGGGCGGCGTTCAGCGCATGGCGAACATGCTGCCCCAGATGAACCAGATCAAAGAGCGCAGCAATGGCCGCGTCGTGGGTCGCACTAGCCCAATGGAAGGTCTCGCTCAGATGGGCTCACAGCTCGCTGGTGCGTACATGAACAAAGACCTCATGACTGAGTACGGCGAAATCATGAACAAGAACAACAAGCAGCGAATGGACGCGGCTGTGATGATTGCAGACGCACTGCGTAAGGCTCCGAAGGCTGGTGAGGTTCCTGGCTCTGCTCAGTCTTTCCCAGTGGATATGGGTTACTAAATGCGTGACTTGCTTGACGTAATCGCAAACGCAGAGTCTGGCGGCAACATTAACGCCAGATCAAACACGCCCTTGTCAGATGCGCAGGGCTTGTTTGGCTTTACGACTGCGGCGTTCAAGCAAGTTCAGCAGGATCACCCAGATCTGAGGTCTGTGACCAAAGAGCAATGGGCAGTCGACCCGCAATTGCAGCGCACGTTTGCCGATCGGTTAAAGCAGCGTCACGAAAGAATACTGGCCGGCCAGGGCATCGATGTGAACCCGGTCAGCTTGTACGCCAATTGGCACTTCGGTGAGGGCGGCGGTCCGAAGTTCTTGAAGTCTGCGCCTAACACCCGGATGGAAGACATCCTTGATCCGATAGCGATTGCAGCCAACCCTCATCTCCAGGGCAAGACGCAAGCGCAGATCATGGAGTTATTCAGCAAAAAGATGGGAACAGCACTGCCCAATGCAGTGTCGGCCTCCTATTCGCAAGGAAACACAGCAATGAATCCAAACCAGACATCAGCCTCAGCGACGGCATACAACCCGCAGGATCCTGCGAGCGTTTATCAATATCTGATGAGTCAGCAGACAAACGTGCCGGTTCAGCAGCTGACTCCTCAACAGAAAGAAGCTTTGCTCGAGGGACGCCAGCAACGAGCTGGAGCGCTTCCCCTAGCGATTGCAGCGTCCCTTGCTGGTGACAAGAGAGTCAGCGGCATGGGCCAGCAGCTGTACAAGGATTCAATGGGTGCTCAGGGAGCGATGCAGCTCGGCAACGAGGGTTGGCTCACAGCAGACGGGCAATTCATTCAGAACCCGTTCACCGACGCCCAGCGCACAGAACAGCGCGGCGATCGGATGTTGAACCTCGCAGTGACGTCGGCCAGATCCGCACAGGATCGCGAGCTCATGAACATGCTGCGAGCTCAACAGATAACGGCTGCGCAAACGGATAACGCCCCCGCCAATGCGGTGCCCGGTGTCAATGGCACTTCGACGCTAGACGTCAACGCGCCGTGGAGCAATTTGACCAACAAGCAAGCCGGCCCACTTCGCGCGTCGACTCTCACAAACGCACAAAAGCAGCTTGCTGAAATGCGTGAGGCGACCCAGGGAGATGCGGCATCGATGCAGATGATGGATCAATTCCTGAACCTGAACTCACGCGAGAGCACGGGTGGCCTGATCGACAAGTTTGGCCCCGAGAGCCTTAAGTTTGGTGACACAGCCGCAATGCTTGCGCTTCAGAAAAAGATGACGCCATTGCAGCGTCCTCCAGGCTCAGGCGCGACCTCAGACTTTGAGCAAAAGATGTACGCCCTGGGGATTCCGAACATTTCCAACGACTTCAGTGTGAACCAGCAGACGCGCATGGCTAATGCTGCGCTTACCGAGGTTCGCTCCGCTCGTCTGAAGCATTACGAAGAGTATCTCGCAAAGTACGGTCACTTGAACGGCGTTGAAAGTTCGTTTGCACCACTGATCGGTGAAATCGAGAAGAAGTATCAGTCTCAAATCAACGCGATTTCCAAGGCTAGAAAGTCAGCATTGCCCCGCGCGACTGCGCAGGCAAACGGCACTTCACAGCAGCCTAGTTCGTCCATTGATGCTCTCTTAGAGCAGTACAAATAGGAGAGCACATGGACAGAATGCAACAACTTGAGAACGCTTTTCGCAAGGCACATGCGGCAGGTGACACAGCGGCTGCGACGCAGCTTGCCAATGAAATTCGCTCGATGCGCAGCCAGCCGCAGCAGAGCGGCAACCCACTTGTGGAAGCTGCAAAAGGCTTGAAAGGTGGATTTGACCGTGCGGCATACGGTTTGGCTCAGTTAACCGACGGGATCCCTGACCTGCCAATCTCAAAGGAAACGCGCGACGCATACAACAGCAACCCGGTTGTTCAGTTCCTCGGCGTAACAGCTCCCTCCCGCGAGGAGCGCCAAGCTGCGATTGACAAGAGCCGACAGGTTGCCGACTCGTCAACCGCTGGGATGATTGGTGACGCAATTGGTAATGCCATCCCCAACATCGCAGCCGGTGTCGCGACGGGTGGCATGTCCGTAATGCCTGCGGCGGCGACACAAGCTTTGACTAGCTACATGACGACGCCTGGCGGCATTGGCGACCGTTCAGCATCAGGCGCTCTAGCTGCCGCTGGCGAAGGTGTGGGCAGAGCGCTGCCACTTGCAGTATCTCGCCTGGCCCAGCCGATTAACCCCACAGCGGCCGCGCAACGCTTAATTAACGAGGGTGTGTATCCGACACCTGGCGCGGCAGCTGGTGGTGTCTTCAAGAGGATTGAAGACGGCCTGACGTCCGTACCTCTAGTCGGTGACGGAATCATGCGCGGTCAGCGGTTAGCGGCCGAGCAGGGCGCTGGAGCTGCGATGAGCCGGGGAGGCTTTCAAGTAGCACCTGGACGCGCAGGCTATCAGCAGCTTTCGCAGCACTTTGACAACGCGTTTAACAACGCAACAAGCAATCTGGCATTTGATCTGAACGACCCAGCATTCCAGGCTGGCGTTCAAAACGTCATGCGCAATCGCGGCCTCAATGCGGCTGGTGTTGATGACATTAACCAGTTCTTTGGGAACTTGCGCACAAACACAAACATGCCGGCACCAGGTGCTCCCGGATCCGCAGTCACGCTGCCAGGCCAGGCACCTACGCGTCAATTGATGGGCGGCGAAGACTTCCACGGGATGTTGCAGAACCTCAGAACCGAGGGGGCGTCCTTCCGCAAGGCTCAGGATCCATTCCAGCGCCGTTTGGGCGAGGCGTACCGAGACATCTACAACCTGGCTGACAACTCTTTGTCTACACAGGGATTGGTTCAGCCAGGCGCTATCGATGCCTTCCGAGAAGTGCGTCGCCAATACGCGCAAGTCGCACCTGCCTTAAAGGCTGGCGAGCTCAATACAGTCGTTCGCAATAAGGGCGTGTTTACGCCCGAGCAATATCAAAGCTCGCTGGCTAATAACGCCAAGCGCATGGGTGATACCGCTCGCTTGCGTGAGGGGACCTTGCCGCAGCAGCAACTTGCTGACGACATGGTTGATGTGCTTGGCAGTCGCTATCAGGACTCTGGCACGGCATATCGAGCAGCTTTGAACCTTGGCGTTCTCGCACCAACGTCGGTCGCGAGCATTCCTGCCGCTGTGGGATTAACCGGTGGGGGCGCTCTTAGCTACCTGGTTAACAGCAACCCCATGCGTCAGTACATGGTTGGCGGTTACGGAATTCAGCCTCGTCTGGTTGATGCACTTAGAAACTTCTCGCCGATGACCGGCCAAATCGGTGCTGCCACAGCGCCTCAACTAGATTGGTAATTAAGGAGATACGAAATGTCACGCAACGCATCAGGCACCTACACGCTGCCAGCTGGGAACCCGGTAGTAACCGGCACCCTCATTGAATCATCTTGGGCGAATACGACCCTCAGCGACCTAGCATCAGCGATGACGGATTCCCTGTCCCGCTCGGGCCAGGGCGGTATGACAGCAGCGCTTCGCGTTGTTGACGGCACAGTCGGAGCCCCCGGCCTTTCATTCGCAAATGAGACCGGCAGCGGCATGTATCGCTCTGCGGCTGGCGATTATTCGTTTGCTGTGCTTGGTTCGCAGAAGATTCGCTGCCGTTCGACCGGTGTTGATGTAACCGGTGCGCTTGGAGTTACTGGTTACATAGGTGTAAACGCTGCATCTCCCTATTGTCCAATCGACGTAGGAGGTAACGCTGCTCAAAACGTTCAGGCGCTCTTCACTACTGGCGTGGACGATCTCAATTTCCGCATTGGATTTTTAAATGGTGTTGCAGGATCAACTGGAGCCCTACAAGGAAACGTAGGTTTGTACTACTTGGGCACAGGTGAAGCGGCCAGCATCGGGTTCTTGCGCGGCGGTTCGACAACGGACGGCGCCATCGCTTTGAGAACAAACGGAAACGAAAAGGCTCGCGTATCAGCCACAGGTGGCTTCTCCGTTGGCACAACGGCAGACCCCGGCGCAGGCGCGATATACGCCACCGGCAACATCACGGCCTACTACTCTGACGAGCGCCTAAAGACTAAGCTTGGCAACCTCGAGGGCGCCCTAGACAAGATATGCGCGATCGACACGTTCTACTACGAGGCCAATGAGACTGCTCAAGCCCTCGGTTACAAGGCAGAGCGTGAAGTCGGTGTGTCGGCTCAGTCGGTTCAGGCTGTATTCCCAGAGCTTGTGGCCCCAGCTCCAATCGATGAGCAGTACCTTACAGTGCGCTACGAGCGCCTGGTGGCACCGATTATCGAAGCGATCAAAGAGCTACGCGCAGAAGTGAACGCATTGAAGGGAGAGTGAAATGACTCTACCTGCAAGCGGTCAAATATCGATGTCGCAGGTGAACGTGGAGCTTGCCCGCTCTGCGACAGCGACAATCTCGTTAGGTGAGGCAGCGGTTCGCTCCTTAGCTGGTGTGCCTAGTGGAGCAATATCGCTAGATAACCTGCACGGAAAGAGCAACACATACAGCGCGACCTACTTGGTTCACGCTGGTGGTGGTGGCGGTGGATCAAGTCCATACAACCCGGGAGGCGGTGGAGCTGGTGGCCGCTTAACTGGCACCATGACCTTTACCCCTGGCACCACATACTCAGTGGTAATTGGTGCAGGCGGTGGTGGGAATGCTAACGGTTCAAATAGCGTGTTTGCTGGCTCTGTGACAACAATTGGAGGGGGCAGGGGCGGGATTAGTGGAGGCAGTGTCGGCAACGGTGGATGCGGTGGTGGTGGTCAAGACGGTGGTGGAGGGTCTGGCACATCAGGGCAAGGATATTCAGGAGGTCCAGGCAATGGATTGGCAGGCGGTGGCGGTGGAGGCACAGGAGCCGCAGGTAATGGCTCGGGTGGGTATACCGCAGGGGCCGGAGGTAGCGGCGCTAGTTCTTCTATCACTGGGTCACCAGTTATTTTAGGTGGTGGCGGCGGGGGTAAGGGTGGAGATAGCGCTTTAGATGGAAATGGTGGCACAGGTGGTGGTGGAAGGGGTGACGGCAGTCCTGGAGCCCCGAACACTGGAGGAGGCGGTGGTGCGCAAGGCGGTAGTGGTGGCTCTGGGATCATTGTTCTCCGCTACAAAGGCGCAAAAGTCGGCACAGGCGGCACGATCACGAAATACGGTGAGTGGAACGTGCACACGTTTACAACATCAGGGGATTTTGTTCCTCCAGGATAGATATTTAAGGATCATTAGACAATGGGAACGTACGCAAGAGTTAACGCATATGGCGAAGTCGAAAATGTGATCGTGGCAGACGCTGCTTTCATCAAAAGTAGACCCGATGCAGGGTCATACGTCGAGACATTCGAGGACGCAAATGGTGATGCTGCAAAGTTCTACAACTATGCGGGAATAGGTTATAGGTTCGACGCTCAAAACAAGGTGTTCATTTCTCCGACGCCATATCCGTCATGGGTGCTAAGTGACAAATTTAGATGGCAGGCGCCTGTTCCGATACCTCAAGACGGCAAGCTATACACATGGGATGAACCAACCGTTTCATGGGTCGCGGTTGCTGATTTGCCCGCAGCGTAGATAAATAAACAATGCGAGCAGATAAGTGAAACGAGTCAAACCAGACAGCACAAAGGACACTCTCATGAGTGTCCTGACGTACATCGACAGCCCATTCAAGCTGATCGTTGTATTGCTGCTTGGTGTGCTCGGATTCGTTGGCTACTTCATATACGTCAACCAGGGCGTATTCCTGAGCGTCTACATGAAGCAGCGCGAGCTTCCCAAGCTCAACGAGTCACGCTTCGACGATGTCTCAGCGCTCTTGATGAAAGAGCTCAAGGCTGAAGTCGTCGGAATTTTCTCTGTCGATGCAATGCTCAACAAGCGCGTGAGCGTGCGTGCGTATCAGCGCGAGGGTGGCAGGGAAGCAAAGGTGGAGGGCATCGATGTTGGACTGTTCACCTCGAATAGTGCGAACAACATCGATGTCATCGACCTGATCGCCAGCAAGATTCCATGCAGTGAGTACAAGCGGCCTCAGTCCGAGATCGGGCTTTGGTACATGTACAAGGGCATCACCTTCACCTGCCGCATCAGCGTGCCACCAGAGATCAACCAGTTCATCGGGCAAATCACAGTCGGCTGGAAGTCAAAACCAGACGACATCGACTTTGTCCACGACATCCTGACCGTTGCGGCCAGGGCTTTAATCAAGTGAGGCAAGCATGTTTCCAATCCTAGACATCCTAAACATTGGCTCGAAGATCATCGACAAGGTCTTCCCGGACGCCAACGCCGCAGAAGCGGCCAAGCTCAAGCTCCTCGAGCTGCAACAAAACGGCGAGCTGGCCAAGATGCAGGCCGACATGCAGGAGCAGGGTGAGCTCACTAAGCGCCAAGAGAACGACATGAAGTCGGACTCCTGGTTGAGCAAGAACATTCGCCCAATGACACTAATCGCGATCCTGGGCGGCTATTTCACCTTCGCAATGATGTCGGCCTTCGACATCGATACAAACAAGGCCTACGTCGAGCTCCTTGGCCAGTGGGGCATGTTGATCATGTCCTTCTACTTCGGCGGTCGCACGCTGGAGAAAATCATCGACATGAAGTCCAACTCACAAGGAAAGGAAAATGGCAGCAAGTAACTGGGACAACGCATTCAAGCTGATGCTGGCAAGCGAGGGCGGCTATGTTAACCACCCATCAGATCCAGGCGGCATGACAAACCTGGGCGTGACCAAGCGGGTCTGGGAGGAGTGGACAGGGCATGAGTCCAACGAGGCAGAGATGCGCTCGCTCACGCCAGAGATGGTTGAGCCCTTGTACAAGAAGCGGTTCTGGGACGCCTGCCGCTGCGACGACATGCCATCGGGGATTGACTACCTGGTCTTCGATTTCGCGGTCAATGCGGGCTGTGGGCGCTCGGCCAAGATCCTGCAAACGGCTGTCGGCGTCACACCTGACGGTGGGATCGGTCCGATGACCTTGGCTGCGGTCAACGCCCAGGAGCCAGACGACCTGATCGAGAAGTTCAGCCAGGCAAAGGAAGAGTTCTACCGCAGCCTGAACACCTTCGACACCTTCGGAAATGGCTGGCTCAACCGGGTCGCAGCGGTAAAGGTCAAGGCCGAAACAATGCTGGCATAAGCATTGAGAAAACGGCTACGCATGCAGAGTACGTCAATGCGTGCATGCGGCGTGGCTGTGGCGTATCTGTGTCACAACCAGACAAAAACGGGGCATTTCTGCCCCGTCGAAGTTTTCTAAGTTATTGATTTGTCACGCCACGGGTTCTACTCAATCCGACTGCAAATCCGTGTACGCCGGTTCGATTCCGACCCCCGCCTCCACTCTCATAATCACGAGTTTTGACGAGTACACGAAAAGCCCACTGTGGCGTGTTTGTGACTTGGATTAACCGTTGACGACCTGAAGGGCCGGCTTCGGGCTAATCGAAATCCTCTGCGCTTGCTCGATCAGGTGCGACTTGGACAGGTGCGCGTACTTCTGCACCATGCCTGGAGTCGCCCAACCACCGAGCTCCTGGATGACGTTCAACGGCGTTCCAGCCATCGCATGCCAGCTGGCGAAGGTATGACGCAGGTCGTGCCAGCGGAAGCTCTCAGGCAGGCCTGCGGCCTTCACAGCACGTTTCCAGGCGTCTGGTAGTACCCGCCACTTACCCTCAAATACGAGCTCGCTGTGCTTGTCCAACTGCTTGCGAATCGCCGCCTGGGCATCGGTGTTCAACGGCACCCCGATCGCTTGGCCGGCTTTGGCGTCGTCGGCATCGATCCAAGCCACGCCACGCTCGAGGTCAACGTGATCCCAGCGCAGGCCAAAGACGTTGGCACGGCGCAGGCCGGTGGCTACGGCAACAATCGCTGCTTCGCGGTACGGTGACTTGAGGTTGTCGAGTAGTACCTGGAATTGCTCGGCGGTGGCGAACATCACGCGCACCTTTGGCTCGTTGTAGGTCTGGAACTTGGGCACGCCGGCGATCCACTTCCACTCATCGCGAGCCATGCAAAGCAGGGCGCGAATGAATGCAACGTGGCGGTTCTTGGTGGCCGGTGCAGCTTCACCACGATGGGCTGACAGCAGATCCGCGATCATGTCCCGATCGATCTGGTCGATGAACTTGCCGGCCAGGTGCTGCTTCCAGAAGCGAATCTTCTCCTCATCGCTGTGCAGGCTCTTCTTGTCGGCCTTTTCTTGCAGCCAACGCACGCACGCTTCCTCGAAAGTGCGGCGAGGCTTCTCGCCCAGCTTGATGCGGTTGTAGGCGTCTTCCTCGACGCGCTTTAAGAAGGCTTTCGCTTTTTCCGGGTCGGCCGTTTCAGTAGAGACTCTAATTCTCTGACCGCCGATCGTGATGTCAGTGTGAATGAGACCGCCTCGCCATTGGAGGCATTTCGATAGCTTGGGTTTTCGCATCCTGGTTCCTTTCGTTGGTGTTGCATCGCTCGTTTGACTTCATCAACGTCCAACCTCCAGAGGCCTGCCACCCGGTATGCAGGGATGGCGCCCTTGTCGATCAGACGTCTCACAGTACGGGGAGAGACGCTTAACTCACCCGCAGTCTCAAATATAGTTTTAAGTGTCATGTGTTGTCAAATTATCAACGGTGCAATATCGCATAAAGGGCAAGCAGGGCTGAATCCGCTCTCCCGTCGTCTTTGACGCGCTTGAACTCACCGGCGTGGGCGGGCCAGAGCTCCATTGCCCGCTGCCGGCTGGCTCCTTTGCCAGGCGCAAGCTTCATAGCCTTAGACCAGGTCTGAGGAGGCACCAGCTGGTAGGGGATCATCAGACCCGCTAGGAGCCCCTCTAGGACGCCTAGGGAGCGACCAAAGCCGAACATGGAGGTCACACCCTGCCCAGGCCTTGCGGCCACGCTCTCGACCACGGCAAAGCAGGGCTCGCGGGTGAACAGCTGGAGCTCCGCGACAATCGCCTGGGGGGCGACCTTGCGCTTCATGCTCGAGCCCACCTTCACCTCGACGGTAGGCATGTCAAAGGTCTGGACGATCTGTGAATTGTCGTCTAGGACGGTGAAGGCGCCGTCCAGACCTGGGTCAAATCCGATTGTGTAGCTCATAACGATGTTCTCTTTTTGATGATGTAGATCTTGAGGTAGCGGCCGTTCTTTGTCGGCGTTGTCGCTTTGACTGTGTCGAGAACGCCCTCATTGACGAGTTGATCAAGCGCTCGATAGATCGTCGTCTTTTGAAACCCAGACAGCTTCAGGATGTCCTGGGCGCACAGATCCCCATGCGCCTGGACTATTTCAAAGACGACCTTGCGTGAAGCTTCATCGGCTGGCACATACATGCCATCGACGTAGCGACGGTGGCCGCGCACGTTTGGTACTTTTATTTCGCCGAGCATGCACTGGAGCCAGTGCTCAATTGGAGCTAATGCCATCGCGTTCTCCATCACTTCATTGCCTTGAGTGCTTTGAGGGTTGCCTTGTTCTTTTCGATCTGAGCCTTGAACTTCAGGCCCTCGGGCGACTTGTCGTCGCTGTACACGGGCTCCAGGTCGTCTGGCATGTCGGCAATGGAATGGCTGCTTTTGACTTCAGCGCCAAAGATGTCCTTCATCTCGTTGATCGTCTTGTCACCCACCATCGCGGGGTCAAGCAGTGCGAGCTCACGGCTCTTGTACTGACCAGGCGTTGAGCCGTTGGTGAACGTCCGATCGGTGTCTTTGACCTTGTACTCAATAAAGTTCTCGCCCCCGTCGACCGCTTCTGCATACGGGATCAATTGGGGGATGTAGAGGTGGTGATCACAGGCAAAGATCTGATCCTGGTGCGTGAGCTCCTTGGCTTGCTGCTCGCAGATCCAGGCCGTGTTTTCTCCAGGTGTGGCGTGTGCGCATGTGCGGCAGTTCACCTGGGCGATCTGCTGGCCATGGCAGTGGTCGTAGAAGTCACACCACTTGCACTCGTACCAGCTCGGATCCTTTGAGATCCCCTCTGGGGGCGTGACCGAAGCGATGCAGTCCTCAGCACGGCGCAAGTACGTCTCAAAGACGCTCTTGTCGAAGTGAACCCACTCGCTATACAGGTCGTCGTCGTCCTTGTTTTGTGCCAGGTACATCGCACGCTCGAGCTCAAGCAGCCCCATGTACATCTGCATCTGGACAAAGTGCTGGGGCTTGGCGCCCTTGACACCCTTCTTTTGAAGATCAGCAAAGCTCTTGGCGTTGTGCGTCTTGCACTCAAGCACCGCCCAAGTCTTTGGACCTTCCTCAAACCCACGGCCAACACCGTCGACAGAGCCAGCAAAGTGGCCGCGCACGGCAGACACTGAAATCTGCTTGCCACTTGTTTCATCCATTGTGTAAAGCTCAATATCTAGGGCGCGAAGATTCTCGACAAGCCTGCCTTCCTCTCTATGCCCCGTCTCAAATAAGCGCTTGAGCCTGCCAGGATGCTTAGATGCCAAAGCCCATCGCCAAGTGAGCCACAGGTACTTGTCGCAGCTGTGCCCAATGATTGAGCATCCGAGGTGGGGGCGCGGCGAGTCCTTCTTTTGCTCGTACATCCAGTGGATCTGGCGAGCCGTGCTCTTAGTTGGTTCCGGGATCTTTGGCATCTGTGTATCCATATCTGTATCCAAGTTCAAACGCCTTTCGCAAGGTCATGATTCCGAGGTCACTTGCGTGCTCGCTGATGAACTTGGTGGCTTCTATGTGTGCGCGTTGCAGGTATTCGGTGGAGCGCTGGAGCTTGAGGCGCTGCTCGAGCTCTTCAAAGGCTTCGTCTTCTGTCATTTCTCTTTCTCCGCATACAACGGGTCCCATCCCTCAGTGGGGAACGGATCATTCTTGTCGAGGTAGTGCCATTCATTACGGTGCCGGTATCGCCAGGCAACGGGCTCGGCCTTTAACGCGTCCTGCAAGAGCTTGATTGCAGCTGGCACGTTCAAGGACTGGCCGGTCTGAAGCAAAATCAGCGCGGCTTTGACTTGCGCTCTCATTTCTGCGGCTTAATGCGGTCAAAGATCACCTCGGAGTAGTACAAGGTGTTGCCCATCTTTGACGGGTGCTTGAGCATGTTGGTCGCGCCAGGGCGCACGACCAGCTGCATCGGCTTGAGTGGAGGTCGATTCATTCGATCGACCAGGTTCATTTCAGTGGGCTTCATTTGTGTGTCTCCTGGGTACTCACTGCGCGAGCTTTCCCCAATTCGTTTTTATTTTTTCCAAGGGTTAGCTGCTTTCTCAACGCGTGCGGCAGCAGGAGCGGGGCGTGCGGCCGGTGCTGACGTCGTTTGCTGAACGCTCTCGGTCCACTTCACGCGGTTGCGGCTCGGATCCTTCTTGTCCAGGCCTACGCCCACGGCCAGCTGACGGGCGATCAGCTCATCGGTGTCAGCGCAGCTGGGCTTGCCAAGCGTGGCCAGGCAGAGCTTGGCGAATTGCTGCTGGCCGATCTCCTGGGCCTGCTCGTTGGCGTTAATGATGTTGTAGTTAGCCCAGAGCTTGCGATCAGCAAACTCGCCATCGATGACGCGGAACTCCACCATGACGTAAGAACCGTTTCCGTTCTTGGCGTCGCGGTAGTCGCTGTCGGTGATCTCGACAAAGTATTTGCCATCGGGCAGGGGGGTGCGATCAAAGTCGTTCTTGTTGAGCTCTTCGGTTGCGCCTGCGAATTGAAAGTCTAGTTTTGCCATGTTTATTCCTTTGTGTTTGTGATTGCAGAAACGAATGCGTCCCAGGACAGCGGGATGCTGTCTGGCAGTGCATATCGGTTTTTGGCCATGAAGGCCGGGCGCTCGCTTGTGTAGAGCAAGCGTTCGCCAGTCGAGATGCCGCGAGCAATTTCTTTGTTGAACCCGACATCGGACTTCTTGACGATGGTCCTGTAATTTGCAAACAGGACGGCGTCGCACCACTCACGCACCAGGGCGCTTGAGCGGTCTTGTAACTTGGGCTGGTAGCGGTCGTAGGGCTCGGTCTCAGGTGAGTCGAACCGCTTGATGGTGCTGTGAGCGATCAGAACAATCGCCATGCCCTTTTCGTTGCGTAGTGCATTGAATCCCTCGAGGAGCTCGCGCCAGACCTCAGCGGCGATGATTGCGCCCTTGCCGTAGGCCAGGTCCTTGGCGTCGTACTTCTTCTCGATCTCTTGCCAGATGATGTTCTCGAGCCAGTCAAGAGAATCGACCACGAGGGTGCCGAACTCATGCTCGCCCTCATAGAGAGAACCTATCGCCTCGCGTACCTGGTCGGTGCTGGTGACAAGCGGGAAGTGCGCGACCTCAAGTGAGCCCAGGCCATCCTCGGTAGGCAGCACGATGGGGCTGGGGGCGCCGGCTGCGAAGGTTGTCTTGCCCACGCCCTCGACGCCGTAGACCATGACGCGCGGTGCCTTAAGCGCGTTGTTCTTGCTGATTGATTGAAGGTTGAAAGCCATGCTGCTATTCCTCGATTGAAATTGAGACGCCAGTCTTCTGAGGCTTGACCTCGACTGCGCGTGCGATCTGAGCCCAAAGCTTTGGCTGCTCTGAGCGAAGCTTCTTGAGCTTGGTCTCGTCGGCTTCGACCTTGACCTTCAGCGGCTTGGCCGTCTGCTCCCAGTCCATCGTGAGCTTGTCGAGCATCTGGACGTCGACCTTGTAGGAGAGCCTGCCGGTCGTGGTGATCTTGATGCCGTCGCCAGCATCAGTCGTGATCGAGCCTTCTTCCTTGTGCTCGACCATCTGGAGCAGGGCGTCCTCGATCGTCACGCGGCGAAGGTTGGCAAAGCGCTCATCAGCTTTTGCCGCGAGCCATTCCTTGGTAAGTTCTTGCAGTGTAGGCATTTTCTCAATGCTCCTTAGTAGCAATTAACAACGGGGGTTCCACCAGGAGCCACGCAAACTGAGCAAAAGCGGCCGGTGTTTTGGTCATAGAAAGTGGTGCAGGACTGAGCGATGGCGTCCACGGCCAGCAAGCAGCCAACGGCAATGGCGATGGCAAGCAGCGCACGCATCAGGTATCGAACGAGTGTTTTCATAGTTTTCCTCAATGGAGAATTGCGCAGGCCAGGCCGACGACAAGCTTGTCTCGGTCGAGCCATGCAACGTAGGGGCCGTCAATCATCATCAAGCCAGAGATGGAGTCGACCAGCTCATGGTCATCCATGACGTCGTGCCATCCAGCCAGGTGACAAAGGCGCATGTGGTTGAAAAACTCCTCGCGGCCTTCCTGGTCGAAAACTTCGATCATGTCCTGCGAGTCGCGGGTATCGAGCTCAATGATGTGTTCGTACTTCATCAGAACCCCGCGATGTGGCCAAGCCACAGGACGGCGACCAGGGCGATCACGAAAGCTGCTGCGCCAAACCATGCGCTTGGGGGGATGCGGTCGCCGGCCGCGTGGTAGGTGTCAAAGCCCTTGGCTTTGCGCACAAACTTGAGGGTGTGGTTCTGGTGGGAGTAGTCGGGCAGGTAGCCCCAGTTGTCGTTGCGTGCCATGTTTGTGTTCTCCAAAGAGTTAGGCGTTGTGGTTTTGAAAAAAGAAGTGATAAGAAACATTGATGGCCAACCAGGCGCAGCCAAAACCTAGAAGCATTCCAAGCAAGCCATAGCTGGAGATGCCAATCGCAGCACCTACGATCGAGACAATGACCACCAAGGTGTGCATGCAGAAATTCATGAACTTTTTGAATTTGGGAAAACTGCGGTAGAGCTCGGCTAGGATCCCGTAGATAAACATCAGGATGGCTATTGCGATCAGTGCTTCTTTCATTTGTATTTCTCCGTTTGTGTTTGTGTTGCAGTGAAGTCATTACAACATGGAATTGAGGTAATCACAACACACAGAGGAATAATTATTTCTATGGAAGTCACGAATCCATAGAGTTCAACTATCGCAGGGGGTGCTGTTATAGGGGGCGCACCCAGATCACGGGGGAGACCCAGGCAATGTGCTCGTTCTCGAGGATGTCGGTGGTGTTGCTGTTGAGCAGGAGATTGAAGGTTCCGCTCTTGTAGCCGCGCTTGATTACGCATGAGTGAGTGCGGCCATCGTCGGTGACAGCGATGACGTACTTGTCGAGCATGGTCTCAGGTGCGACCTGCTCGCCAGAGACAAAGTAGAGCCAGCCGTCCTTATGGCTGCTTGGCACGCGCACCTGGAGGGCAAAGCCTGTGTTGGGCACATCAGCTGGGCACACGACCATGTCGTGGGTCTTGGCCGGCAGGTGGGTGATTACGCCCTTGCTGCCTACGGTGCCCGAAATGGGAACGCGTCTGACATCATCAGAGACGGGCACACCCGCACGGCGCAGCACCTCGGCCACGCTTACACCCAAGAGGCCTGCTACCTCATGGGCTTCTTTGCTGGTGATCTTCCTGCGGTCTTGCAGGATTAGCGTGATGGCCGCAGGATCCAAGCCCAGGTGCTGCGCGAGCTTGCGCTGTGAAATCTTCCTGCCTCGGAGGCGATCGAGGAACCAATCGCGGTCGATGCCGGGCTGTCGAGGTTTTCCCATCTCTTGGCATCTCTCAGTCATATAAGTACTATCCCTTGAGTCTATCCCAACCATTTTGAGCAAGTTATATGGAACAAATGAATAAGACCGGAACACCGGCGCAAATCGTGATCGAGCGCTTCGGCGGCGTGTGCGAATTGGGCAGGGTCCTGAATGTGGACAAGTCCACCGTGTCCAGGTGGCAGGTAGGTGCCGAGAAGAAGGGCACCTCTGGCCGCATCCCGCAGTGGCACTGGGACAAGCTCCTCTCTGAAGCAAAGAAACGCAAGATCAAGTTGAGCATTCGCGAGCTCGCTGGTCTTTGATATTCCTGTCGTGTTGCGAATCTAGCAACGGTAGGTTACAAAGTCAATGGCGGTCAGCGCTCGCGCACTGATCATGCAATCGAGTTGGGTTCCCTCTCCCCCTGCTGACCGCCACCTTACAAGTCAGGAGAGAAAAGATCATCGAGAGAGGATTCATGTCTGCACTACCTCAGAACGACACATCGTCAGCAATCAAGTTTTCATTGGGCGTAAATCGTTTCGACGCCCGTCCCAAGCAGCTCGAGGCGCAAGACTTCGAGGCTTTTAAGCAGGTAGTGCAGGAGCACCGCTCCGCAGTCAAAGGTTTTACCTACATTTCGGCCGCGTTCAGCGACGGCCACCGCACCAAAGACACAGTCGAGCTTTCACGCTTTCTGCCGTTTGACTTTGACGGCATCCCAAGCGAGGAGCACTTCACCCAGCTCAGAACCGAGCTCATGGCCTGGTCAGGCTTTGGCTATACGACCTCGAGCCACACACCAGAAGCGCCCAGGGCGCGTGCAATCCTCGAGGCCAATAGGTTGATGACCAGAGAGGAGCGCATTCGCGTGTGCATGGCCGTGCAGCAGGTCATTGAGCGCAAGATTTCAGGCATTAAGTTCGACCAGAGCGTGTACAGGGGCGAGCAGCCGGTCTTCACGCCAATGATCAGCTCGATTGATTTTGAGTTCTTGGGCGAGCCGATCGATGTTGACGCCATGCTTACAGATGCGCCAGAGATCAAGACCAACGGCGCGAGCACTTCAAAGAACCTGGCACAAATCTCGAGCACTGATCCTGTGCTCAGAGAGCTATTCGCTCGCAGTATGGTTAAGCGCGAGCTCGGCAGCGGGCGGTATGCCGTTCACTGCCCATGTGCAGATGAGCACAGTGGACCGTCCGAATCAGAGACGGCCACCGTTTACACGCTGCCCAAGTTCAACGGCTTTGACTTTGGCAACTTCACTTGCCTGCATGACCATTGCAGGGAGCGGCCACAGCACATGTTTCTGAGTGCTCTTGGCCTTGAGCATGCCCAAGTCAGAGGGGAGCAGTCCAAGATCCCAGACGTTGATCACAGCGAGCTGATTAAGAACAGCAAAGAGAAACAAGAAAGCAATGCCGAGCAAGGCGAGTCCATCGGCGCAATGGACTTGGTGATCAAGCCCTTTGACTTTGATTCGGATATTTATCCACGCAAGCTCATCACCATCAACGGCTCAAAGTCCTACGCCAAAGGGTTTCTTTCGGTCACAGGTGCGGCTGGTGGTACAGGCAAGAGCTCGCTATCGATCATTGAAGAACTGAGCTTGGCGATGGGCGTGGACTTGTTTGATAAAGAGAAGAAGCCTCTGCGCTGTGGCCGGCAGCGCGTATGGAGCATGAGCTTGGAGGATGACGAGGCCGAGCATCGCAGGCGCGTCATTTCGGCTATGCGCCACTACAACATATCACCCGAGCAGATTGATGGCTGGTACTTCGTCACTTACAAGAATGACAGCCCGGTGAGCGTAGCTTCAATCAACAAGATGGGCAGCTTTGTCGTTTCTCCCCAGGTCGAGATCATCCAACTGATGATCAAAGAGAAGGGCATCGACATCATCAATGTAGACCCGTTTGTTAACACTCACGCATGCCCAGAGAATGACAACGTGGTCATGAACAAGGTTGCAGACATCTGGCGCAGCCTTGCCCAGCGCAACGAGGTGGCGATCAGCTTGACCCATCACATCAGAAAGGTTGGTGGTGGTGGAGAAGTAACCGCTGATGACTTGCGCGGTGCGGTCTCGCTCATTAGCGCGGCTCGCTTGGTGCGCGTGCTGTCTCCAATGACCCAAACAGAGGCCGCAAACTACGGCATTGATCCTGGTCGCGCCCGCTTCTACTTCTGGGTAAACCCGACAGCTAAGTCGAACATCACACCGCCTGCCGAGCGCCGCAGCTGGTATCACATGGCCAGCTGCCACCTTGGAAACGAGACCGACCTTTGGGAAGAAGATGTTCTGGGCGTTGTTGAGCGCTTTGAGCCACCTGGCGCCCTTGATGGGGTCACAGGAGAGGATGTCCTGAAGATCACAGCACGCATGATCGGTGCAGACGATGCATTCCTGCTCAAGAACTGCCGAGTGGATTCTCAGTCAGCAGGCTGGATCGGAAACCTAATAGGTGAGGTGATAGACATCAACACCAAGAGCCCAGAAGGTAATCAAAAGATTAAGGAAATCATCAAGGCATGGATTGAGTGCAAGGTGCTCGAGCGAGTCGAGGTTAGCGACAAAAAGAGCACTAAGAGAC